ATTTCATCAGGGGGAATTGTTTTTAGTACGTAAGTAGAAATCGTACGGTAACAAAGGAATGCTTCTTCCATATCTAGACCACCATTCATTAGATCCACAGCAGCAGATAAGACATCGTTTTGTTGTGGAGTCATGGCAGGCCCTTCACAATTTGTAGCTTTCATTTAATTGAGATATAGATTCTTCTGGTAGTATAAGAGTTTTTAGGGCGCTCCCAAACTTTCGGGCGAGAAACGTGTAATGCAGTTAACCTAGCTGCACCCTAGAACCACTGCAGTGACTTACTTTTTCACGATTTTAGCAAAAGTGTATTCTATGAAAATTCTATACTAAGCTTTAATCCTGTCCAGCAGGCACTTTTTCAGCCTAAAGAAATTTTCATGGATTGTGAAAAAGTCTTATTACATAAGTAGAGCGGCCATCATGGTGCCACAGGCCAGACCACTTCCCACGGGAAGCCGGCTTGAGCAGTTACGTCTCGAAGCTCCTGGCGATACGTTGCCCATGCTGCTTTGTTTACTGGTGCATCAGGTAGCTGGGTCCAGTCGCAATCAGCTAGGCGCTTGTTGCGATCAGTGCGCACTGACTTGCCTCGCTCTGCATCTTTGGTGAAGCAGTACTGCTCATACTGTTCTGCAGCGGTATGCACCACGCCGTCTGGATCGGTGTAGTCGGTGAATACTGGCCCAGCAATGTATTTGGTGAACCACTGGCCGTTGATCTCAACCACGCCGTCGCGTTGGCTGTATTGATACGGCGGGATGGTGGTAGCTTGCGGCCCTTCCAGCACTGGGTCGTAACCAAAACTGTCGATGATTTCGGCAGTAAGTTGTTGCGGGAAGCTGGTGTTGCGGTTATCGGCGCGGAACTGCTGTTCGTTAACGACAGCTCCAGTGGTGCGGTTGCGGAGTTCCATGTCTAAGAAATTGCGAGGAAGATGTATGTACCAGCGCTAATATTAATAGCGGCCAGGATGGCTGAGTTCAGCGCAAAGCCCGTTGCAACGGTGGTTACTGAACCAAGCGTTGCAACTTCAGCCGCTGTGCTGTTTAAAAGCAAGTATGGGTCTGTTAATACTGTCATACCTCGGGCTGTGTCGTAGACGTACCAACTTCCTACTGCGCCTGTGCGTTTAATTAACACAAACCTAGCCCCGCCTGTAAAGCCGCAGTTGATGGTCTGGGTTGTTCCATTGCCTGTGTAGGTTCCAACTTTAGAAACACCGGGGCAAGTTGCGAAAAGGTAAGCAACATAAGTAGCACTATTTGCGTTTACCTTATCCCGTTGTGTAGCAGATACGTCAATATCAGGAACTAAAAACCCAAGTTGAAAAGCTGTTGCTGAAACATAGGTTGTACCTATAAATAAATTTGCCGCAGGAAAAGATGTTAAATTCAACCCAAAGTCTGAAACAGCGGACGAGTAAACATAAGAGCTTCCTATATTTACTACGGAAAGCCAATTTCCACTAGCCGATCTAGACTTTAGAATTGCAAATTCTGGTTTTACCCCAAGAGAGTGATTGATAGATCGCGCTGGATTACTTGTTCCATCCCCCGTATAGCAAACCACATCAAAGAAGCCGGGGGCGCGGTCAAACAAATAGTTGATGTATGTGTTTGCCGATGCGTTGGTAATGGTTGATGTCGTACCAACCTTGACACCATCCATGACATCCCAAGGATTAGCTTGCAGAATGGTTGTCCCAGCGGCAACCTCTGCGTCTGTGGTTGATGTTACAAGGTAGCCAGTACCAGTAAGCCTTGACGAGAACAAAGAGGCTACTGCTGCGCCACGGTTCTTAACCAAAACAGCATCTGAAACACCTGCGCTACCGGTAACTGTTGCATTTGCGCCTGTACCAGTACGGGCATTCAAACCAAACACACTCGTCCCCGTTGTCGGCACTTTCATCGGGCCACGGCGTATGGCTATGTAGATGTAAGTTTGACCGCTTGAGCCATTGGTAAAAGTAAATCCATTTGCGTTGGGAATAACCCCAGATGAGGATGTAAATTCTGCATTGGACAAATTGGGCCGCAAATTGGCTGATGTATTTGACAAGGGCACAGACCCTGTTGTGCTTGCAGTCATTCCCCGCATAGAATCATTAATGTACCAATCTTGAACAACAGTTGCGCCCTTGACTAACACCCATTGCGGCTCAAAACCAAGAGACGCTGTTAAATATCCATTTGAATCACATACACTGCTTCCACATGAAATCACATTGTCCGTACCAAGCAAGCCAAAGCCTCCTGCATCGTGGGCGTAAATGTAAGCGACATAAGTGCCACCAGATGCGTTCACCGTGGTGTCCGTGCCTACGCTAAAAACTGTACTTGTGGGTGTTGTGCTGTTCCACCATGTTGCACCTGTTGCCTTGGCTGCTGTCGTGTTCAAGACAAGGTATTCGGTATTGGCAAGGCTACGATGGTAAACAGCCCAAGCCGCTGCTGTATCTGTGCGCTTGACAATAATAAAACCGGGTACAGAACCAAGGTTGTGGGCAATAGTGCGGTTTGCTCCGTTGCCTGTCCATGTGACTACATCAAAGAACTTTGGCTGTTTTTCGAAAGTCCAAGAAACATAAGTACTACCAGATCCATTCACAAAACCAGCAGTAGATGCATCAGCCCCTAACGAAAATCCTGTTGTATTATAGGCAGTTAAAAGATCAGTATAAGTACCACCAGGATTTTGTGCACCTGTACTGTTTGAACGAAGATAATTATTAACACCGCGTGATGTATCAAAAATCGTATGATCTTGACTACCAGACCTTTGCTTAATCCAAACCAACCCACCTTTACCGCTTAAATCAATCCCATTGGTGATTGTCTGTGTGCTGCTGTTGCCGGTATAAAGAAAAGTGCTGAATACATCTTCAACATAAACAGGTGCAACGCTAACTGCTGCGCTTAAAATTGCTTTAGCTGACATTACGCATCACCTACGCGAGCGCCATAAACTTGAGTGCTGACTTTCCACAACACAATCACTGTGTAGCCGGAAGTATTAAGTGTCGGTGCCGCGCCTGCATTGGTCTTCCACACTACTCCGCCAGTACCCCAGGTCGCATCCGTCCACGTGAGTGTATAAGCAGTGCCATCATCAACCATTAGTGTGACGCTTTCACCAGCAACCATGTTGGTGCATTTTGGTGTGCGGCTAGCACCCAGCGTTATCAGTTGAATGCTGCCATTACCGGGATCAACTTCAAATGCAGCACCATCAGTAATCGTAAATATATCCTCAAGGATTGTGCCGATAATGGCAGGGTCAGTAAGTGTTTTATTAGTGAGAGTACTTGTCGAAGAAATACTTGGTATAACAACACCTTCAACCGCTAATATGCCAGCAGCACTTCGAGAAAGCGTGGTATCACTAGCATTTCCTAGTTCAATAGTAGTAGCAACAACAGTGGCACCAGAAACCTGTGTAGTAAACACACCTGATGCAAAGTTAGCAGTCGTACCAGTAACAGTTACACCTGAAATTGTTGTGCCACCTCTGATAATATCTCCAGAAATTGTTCCAGTTGCGGTTACATTCCCTGTGAAGGTAGGATTCTGAATTAAACCAGACAGTGAAACACTTTTATCTACACTGTTATCAGTGAAAGTAATGGTATCGACTTTGAGAATACCGTAAGGCATTTTATGGTATTTTAGCTTCTTTTATTTTAACCGAAAAAATCAAGCAAGGATGATTAAAGGGCCTTTAAAATTTAAAACTGCAAATTGTCCGTAAAATTGTTTTGCGGCTAAATCATAAACTTTGGCTGCATCTTCTTCTTTATGAAATCTTCCAAGTTCTTTTGGTTTACCGTTAACTACAATTCTTGCACGCCACTTGTTTCTAGGCTTATGCCAGTAAACACCTTTATACTTGCTTGTTTTTTTCTTTTTTATTGCAGGAGTTAACTGTCGGTTATGACAATTTGATGCAGAAGTTGCAAGGCGTAAATTCCCAATATTATTATTTTGTTTATTTTGATCAATATGATCTATTTGTAACTCTGCAGGGTCTCTGTCAAAATAAAGAGCCCAAACAAATCGGTGGCATGCCCAATGTTCTTTTTTGTATTTAACATACCAGTATTGTCCGTTTCTTATGCCACCTGCGGGCATGCCGACGTTTTTGCCTTTCTTCCACAGAAGTCCAGATGGGCTATCTTGAGAGATTTCAAAAACAAGGGATAGCTCTTTGAGTAGCGGTAAAGGCTTTGATTTGACCAAGTTGTTTTGGACGGGCTTTAAATTATAACCCAAAACCACTATAAAATAATCAAAGGGCCACGGATTATAAAACCGCTGGCATCACCAGAAACTACTCCAGAACAAATCAAAGCAGGAGTAGCGCCTGATGCTGTTGTTATATGAAGAGTGCTTCCTGTTAAAGTCGTAAATAAACCTGTATTACCCGTTAGGGTTGCACCAGAAAGTTGTGTAGTAAATACACCAGATATAAAATTAGCAGTTGTACCAGAAGTTGTAGTACCTGTTAGTGAAGTAAATGTTCCAGTAGTTGCAGCAACTGTAGTGCCTGTTATTGTTACACCAGATACTTGTGTACTAAATACACCAGACGTAAAGGTTGCTGTTATACCAGTAGTCGTGGTGCCTGTTAGTGAACTAAATGTTCCTGTAGAAGCAATAATAGTGGTGCCCGAAACCTGTGTAGTAAATACACCGGATATAAAATTAACAGTTGTACCAGTAGTTGTAGTGCCTGTTAGGGAAGTAAAGTTACCAGTAGAAGCAATAACTGTAGTGCCTGTTATGGTTGTACCAGACAGTGTTCCTGTTACTTGAACACCCGATGCAAATTGTGCAATGCCTGTAACTGTCAAGCCACCTGCAACAGCTAAATCTCCAGTAATGCTGAGAACTGGTATGTTAAGTACTTGGAATAGGCCCGTTGTAGCAGCAACTGTAGTGCCTGTTATTGTTACACCAGAAAGTTGTGTAGTAAAGACTCCTGATACAAAATTAGCAGTTGTACCAGTAGTTGTAGTACCTGTTAGTGAAGTAAATACTCCGGATACAAACTTGGCAGTTGTACCAGTAGTCGTAGTACCTGTTAATGAAGTAAATGAACCAGTGGTTGCAGTAACTGTCGTACCTGTAAATGTTTGTCCACTAACTACACCTGTAACATTAATACCTGAACTAAAAAATCCTGAGCCAAGAACAGAAATATCTCCCGAGAAAACTAAACCTCCTGAATAACTTAAATTAGTTGCATTTATTGTTGTAAAACTACCAGTCGCTGCAGTAAACGTAGTGCCTGTGAGATTAATAAAAGCTCCTGATGTACCTTGAACTAAATTACCTGTAATTGTTGCGCCAGAAAGACTGGTTGTAAATACTCCAGAAATACCAGAAATAACCGTTGCAGCAACCGTATTACCTGTTACAAGCGTTCCTGATACGCGTGTAGTAAATACACCAGACGCAAAATTAGCAGTTGTACCAGTGGTTGTGGTGCCTGTTAGTGAGGTAAAACTACCTGTTGTTGCGGTGACA